TTTTTTGCCACGGATGAAATAGGATATTCTTTTTCTGCTTTTGCAAAATCAAGTATGCTCATTATATTTCCTTTGTGATTCTATATATTCTACACTATTTGAATGTAGATGTCAACCGATAATTGCAATACACTTTCCAAGCTTCCCACAAACTATATGATATAATAGGACCAATAAATGGAAAGAAGAAAAAGTTTAGCATTAGCCATGCACAAAAAGTTGCAGCTAATATATCATACCATTCTATCATGCGAACATATACTCCTTACGTAATGCTGAGTCTTTACCAAACATCATTTGAAAAATACTTGCATCATCAACTGTAACAGTATCATATTGCGGATCGTTAATAATACTATCATATTCGTTTTCAGTTAATGAACCGAGACCCTTAATGTAACGGTGTTTCCAATTTGGATTTTTTTGTTTATGATCGTTTGCACTATTGTAATCATAAAACCAAGTAACCTTATCTTTAAATGTCGAAATCATCATAGGTGTACGAGTAATCTTTACGCGTTTTTCAGTCAATAGCCGTGGCCAGAATTTGAAAAAGAATGCAATCAGCAATGGACTAATATGGCCAATACCATCATGGTCAGCATCAGTTAGAGTTGCAATGCTTTCATATGTCATATTGTCAACACTATTAGGATTAGTAATATCAAGTCCTAAAACCGCAACGAGCTCAGAGAGTTCTTTGTTCTTCAATACATCAGCAGGTTTCATATCCCATGTATTCATAATAACACCACGAAGCGGGTATGCCCCAACCTTATTAGCATCGCGAACCTTAAGTAAGAAACCCATAGCTGAGTCACCCTCAACAATCTTCAAAGTTGCGTTTGGTTTGTTGGCAGCAATATGTTTTGCAACCTTAACGCGGCGTAGGCCTTTCTGAGCAAGCGTAGCGGCACGTTTATCAGCTGCAATCTTTCTCGCAAGTTGCGCTTCGATGATAGGATCAATAAGCTCAGGAGTATTTAAAATTTTGCGAGCAAAGAAAACAGCTTCTTTAATTCCTGCGGCTAATGCGTGTTCTTTAACGTTTCCAGTTGGGTTTGTTAAACGCTCTTTAGTTTGGCTGTCAAATTTTGGATTAGTAAAATTGCGAGCAAACATAATAAACGTAAGATTACCTTTACAATGATTACGATTGATTTCAATCTTGTGTTTACGTTTAATCATAACGCACAATTCTTCAACAATGCTATTCATTACAAAATCAACATATGTTCCACCTTGACGTGTATTAACACCGTTCACAAAACTGTTTGAACGAAAACCGTCTGACGAGTGAGCAATAAAGAACGACAAGTTATCAGATTTTTCTATAATTGCTGGCTGGTCGCCTACAAACATTTTAGAATACTTTTTAAGATCGTTAACTTTAATACGTTTCTTATTGAATGAAAATGTAATCTCAGGAAAGGCCATTTGCAAACTGATAAGACGATCTTCAACTAAAGAAATTGTATCGTATTCGTTTAGGCTATTACACTCAAATAATTCAAAGTCAGGAATAAATGAAACTTCAGTTCCGTTACCTGCTTTGTCTGCTACTTTTTCTTTGATTGACTCAGCACCGTTAATACACTGAACAATTTGGCATTTACCATCTCTCCATGTTTTGCCTGTAAATTTTGCAGACAAGAAATTAGTCGCCGCAGATCCTACGCCGTTCGTTCCGATGGTTACTCGCTCATCATCAAAAGACGTGCCTGCGTTAACGCGCGTCCATGCTGCTGTCGCTTGAGATATTTTACTTCCTGTAGTTTCATCATAAACCAATTCATGTGGTATACCACGGCCGTTATCTGTTACGGTGATTGAGTTGTCCATTTTAATAGACACGTCAATTTTATTTGCATATTTGAAATTAGTGCGGATTGCTTCATCTATTGAGTTATCTAAGATTTCATCAATCATTTTTGATAAAGCTGGTACGTATTCAACTCTATCCCATTGGCCCATCATAAAACGTTCAATAGGTTCACGGGCGCTTGATCCCATGTACATACCAATGCGTTCACGAACGTGTTGACGAGCTGTTAAGATTTTAAATTGTTCAGACATTTTTACTCCATTTTATATATGGTACTCAAAACCAATGAGTACAATCATCGCACGGATCATCCCATTTATGCGGAATGTCGTCGTTGTCCATACAGATCCTTATTTCTGTTCCCGGTTACTCTATTTATTATAAATACCATAGATACTATACTAACTGATTCGGGACAGAATGTAAATAGGAAAATGAACATGCAAACAAATTATTTGAATCCAACATCATTTTTGGTGGTTATTGAAAGACTACCAAACGTTGAATTTACAACACAGCGAGCTATCTTACCTTCGGTTTCGATGTCTGCGGTTACAACACCTAACCCGTTGAAAAATATTTATCAAGTTCCTGACCATCTTGAGTATGCTGAACTTGACTTGAGTTTTGTCCTTAACGAAAACCTTGATAATTATATAGAAATTTTAAATTGGATGGAAGGTCTTGCAACTCCTGAAAGTTTGTCACAATTTGATCGTTTAAAGAACACAAGGGATGGCTTAAAGTCAGATATCGTCATTATAGTAACAAACAGCCACAAGAACCCAAATATAGAGTTTAGGTTTAAAGACGCGTTCCCACTTACAATTTCTCCAATCAGTTTAGATATTACACCTGGTGATGTCGTAAATCCTGAAGTAACCGTCACATTCCGTCATAACGGTTTCACAATCACTCAATTATAATTGTTGACATTCCACTGATTCTAGTGTAGAATAGCAGTATAAGCTAGAGGAGTATAGTATGAGCACTGATGATATCAGCGAGCTGTGGTCAAAAGATTCTAAAATCGATGAAACAAACCTTATGGGTGAATCAAAGCGAATTCCTGAATTGCATAGTAAGTATTATAATTTATATTATAAGGAAGCGCTAAAAGTAAAAAAGCTTCGGTATGATTATAAAGAACTTGAGATGGCAAAACGTGAATGGATTGATGGATCCATGGCAGAAGAAGATTTGCACGAACGGGGTTGGCGACCTTTTCAGAAAAAAGTTATTCGCCAAGATATGGATAAATATATACAGAGCGATAAAGACATTATCAACTTAAGTCTTAAAATAGATTATCATTCGGTACGTGCAAACTATCTCGAAGATATCGTTAAGACAATACATAGTCGCAATTTCATTATCAAAAATATAATTGATATTATGAAATTCCAAGCTGGAGAATACTAATGAAATCAGTAGCTGAACAGGCAATTCAAGCATCGATGTATGGTCATTCTGTAACGTATCCTAACAGTGAAAACATTAAGCCGCCATTAGAAAAAGAACGTATTCGCGTTGTTGAAGCGGCAACTCGAGCTGAAATTGCTAGCTATCGAGTTAAGGAAATCGAAGAGCGGATAGAAGAGATAAATATACTCAGACAGCAAGCTGCTGTTCGTTATGCACCAAATGGAGATAAAGTTCCTGTTGCATATACACAAGGTGAATTTGTAAATATTGAAGTATAGGATTATATGACTGACGTTGTAAATGTTGAACAGATTAATGCTGTTTATTTGAAAGTAACCGCAGATCCTGGAACTCGTCAAGAGATTCAGCAATTCTTTTCATTTAGACCAAATAATTATCAATTTACTCCTGCATACAAAAATCGTATGTGGGATGGTTGGATACGTCTGTATCAGCCAATGCGTCCAACTCTTTACGTAGGTTTAATGAAACACTTAGTTAAATTTTGCGAAGATAGAGGTTATGAAATTAATGCTGACGACGATCTGATACACGGCGATGATATTCCTGATGATTACGGTTATCAAATTGCAAGAGATGTAAATTGTAAGTTCGAGCCTCGAGATTATCAGAACGATTATGTTGTTAGTGCATTGAGAGACCGTAGATCATTATCGTTATCTCCAACTTCATCAGGTAAATCTTTAATCATTTATCTTATGCAACAACATTATTACGAAACATATGGTCATAGAACTTTAATTATTGTGCCTACAATTGGTCTTGTTCATCAGATGGCTGGCGACTTCGAAGACTATGGTTGTGATCCTAGTTTGATATATAAAATCCAAGGTGGTGTTGATAAGAATACTTCGGCACCTATTGTCATAAGTACTTGGCAATCATTGATTAAACAACCAAAAGATTGGTTCTCTCAATTCAAAGTAGCATTAGGAGATGAGGCTCATTTGTTTCAAGCTAAGTCTTTGCAGAAAATCATGGAAGGTTTAGACGAGTGCTATTACCGTCATGGATTTACAGGTACTCTAAAAACTGAGGAAAGCAAAACGCACCAACTTGTTCTTGAAGGTTGCTTTGGCCCAGTACGTCGCTTTGTTAATACTAAGGATTTAATTGAAAGCGGGACAGTTGCAGATTTCAACATCAAAGCAATTGTTCTTTCTCATAATAACGAAACTCGTAAAAAGTTTAAAGACGCTTTCAAACAAGTTAAAGAAACTCAGAAAAAGTACCCAGCTGAAAGAGAGTTTATTGTTAATAACGAAAAGAGAAACATATTCATTCGTAATTTGTTATGGTCTCTTAAAGGTCAAAATAACTTAGTGTTGTTTGATTTAGTTGAAAAACATGGTAAGATATTAGAGCCACTCCTTCGGAGAGACGATCGTCAACTACATTTTATATATGGCGCAACAAAAGGTGAAGAACGCGAGCGTATTCGTCATATGATTGAAAACGATCCGATTAAACAACATGACATTCTTGCATCTTATGGTGTATTCAGTACTGGCGTTAATCTTAAGAAATTGGATAACGTAATCTTTGCGTCTGGTTCTAAATCTGAAATCAAAGTACTTCAATCAATTGGACGGACTCTTCGAAAAGGTAACGATGCTGATAAAGCTACGCTGTATGATATTACTGATGACCTGTCGGTGGGATCGTTTGAAAACTATACGCTCAAACATTTCCGCAAACGTATTGAGATTTATGGTTCTGAACAATTCCCATATAAGATATATACAGTTAACATCTAATTATTATTTATAGAGACATAAGTCTATTATACACAGTATCCAGAGTATGTCAACCAATATTTTCGTAAAAAGGAAAAAAAATGTTTATAGACTTTGGTTGCGGTTACGATCTTAGTCAATTCCAACATAAGCAAACCCATTGGCCAGTTCCAAAAGATGTTCCGTATGTTGGGATAGATCGTAGGCCGATTAAACACAACGCTTCAAAAGAATTTATAGGTTTACTTGAAGCAGGATATACTCAAACGGCTAAAAACATTTGGATAAAGAAACATGAGTATTCATTTCGTTTACATGATATGTATGTGATTGATGATATCAGAAACGATATGCCTTTGATGGAAGAACAGTTCAGATGTGATTCCGGTTTAGAAAATATACCCGA